TGCCTAACAACCGCCTTCCTCTTTCTTGACCGCTACGTCCATAACCCCGCCGGCGAAATACAGCGCCTTCACGAGCTTGCAGGGGAATAGATGGTGGACGCCGCCGACCACAATGGACACGGTTCCTGTCTTGCCGTCCTTGGACAAGTACCGGAACGATTCGACTTCGACATTGGGAGGGGCGTCGGGGGTATCTGCTCGCATTCGCAGTCGATCCATTTCATCAGCACGGACCATTCGCCGTGCGGGGTTCCGTCTAAGGCATTCGTGGGAAGCCAGCCGAGAGATAGGTATTCTTCGGCTTGGGGGAATCGGACGTAACGGAATGTCTCAGGATTTTTCTGGATCATTCGGCTGTCCAACAAATTCCTCGCGCTCGTCGTCCTGTTCGTCGTCAATGAACCGCTTTAGAACGCGAGGCTTTGGCTTCACACGGCGATGAGTTCTCCGCGCCAAGCTATGTGGCCTTTGTCCCATACGTGAACCAGCTCCGGCGGCAACAGCTTGCCTTTGTGGAAGGTGAGAACAACGAATCCGCTGCGCCAATCGAGCGGCGAATCTTCGGTGTAATCGAGGAACGCCTGCGCGCTCGGATCGGCCAGGCAGCCGCAATCGACGCCATAGCGAACACCCGCGTAATCGGTGTAGGGCGTCACCTTGAGGCTATGCAGATGCCCGGTGACCATCGTCTTGCCTGATTTGAGCGTGTTATTTCTGACGGCGCCGATGCCGCCCGAATAACGATGCTTGATAACCACATCCTCATTCACCCACGCAGACCAGCACGCGGCCCAAGCCGGGAAATGATCCTTGAGTGAGAACCCGTGCATCCGGGCGAACTCGGGGGAAGTGGTCGCCAGCCGTGTCTCAAAACGGGCGTCGTGATTACCAAGAGGCCATGCCAGCTTGCAGTTGCTGGGCGCCGCGTCCTCGATCATGGCGAGGGCTTCTTTGGCGGCGTTGATTTCATCTTCGACGGATGGAAGATGCTGCCAGCCTATTGGGGGATGCCGGCTAACCTGGGGGAAGTCCAGGGCGTCCCCGTTCATCACCACAACGCGAGGCTTCAATTCCTTCGCGAACTTGATGAACCCGCGCATGGCGGGCGTGAGCGGACCGGGCCATAGATGCGCGTCCGAACCAACCAGCACTGTGCCGTTGAGGCAATCGAAATGCAGCCGCGCGGCGTGTTCGATGTTGTGTCGAGTGACGGGGCTGTTGCCGTTTCGAGGAGCCGTGATCTGCCGGCGGAATTTGCCCTCTAAGGATTGCCGCCGGAAATAAACCGACCTCTTGGAAACATTGAGCCGCTTGGCTGTAGCCGCCGGCCCGATCTCCTCTACCAGTCTTATGAAATCGCTATCGGAACACTTTGCACGCGGGTCTGTGCCTCGCATGAAGCCCCTATCGTCTGATGATGGTCAGGAGCAGGCACGCGACGAACAGCGCGGCAAGCCCGCCTAGACCGATCAGGATTGCTTCGGAGCTGATAGCGAGAACCGAGCAGGCGCCCACTAGCGGGTTGGCCGCTGGATCAGCGCCTTGATTTCCGCGAGCGAACCGAAGATCGAATCCATCTTGGTTTCTAGCCGGATGATCCTCTCGGCTTGCGGGGCTGCGGACGCGATCTGCGATTCCAGTTGGTTGACGCGGGTCGAAAGGTTCGACCCCCAAATCAACAGCCCGGCTGTCTGCATGAGGATGGCGAAGATCAGGGCCAACGGGACTTTCTTGTCCAAGTGCCAACGCTTGTCGTCGTCGTTCATTTCTTGATCGCCTTCGCCACATCAACCGCAGACTTGGCGAGGATGTATCCGCCGATGCCGACCGTGACGAGATTCCACAGATCGCTCGGCACGGATTTGATCGCGGCGATAGTCGGACCTTGCAGCCCGAACATGGGCGAGGCGACAACCCACGTAATCATGCCAAGGCACCACATCACGACAATCGGGCGGGCGTTGCGCGTCAGCCATCCTTCAGAGGCCGCGTCCGCTACCATGACGCCCTTCATCGCGTCGTAGATTGCCGCCTGGCTTGCCAGCAATGCCTTCTGGATTTCCGACTCGACCTCAAGCCGCTTGTCGGGGTCCGGGATGATCTTATTCAGAACGCCGGAGATCGCGGCGATGATCGCCGTAATGCCTGCAAACATTGTCAGCCCTTGGTGAAGATGGATTTGAGGAGACGGATCAACCAATGACCCGAATTGGGTTCGGGTGTACCCAAATTGGGAACATCTGGCGGTGGCGGGGCCGGAACATCAGCGCCGACGAAATTCACGGACGGGTCAAGTTCGCGCATGGCCAGAATGAGGCCAGCACAGCCAAGCTGCTTGTCCACCACGTCTGGATCGAATTTCCCGTCCGCGACATACTTGCCGCGCTTGTATTGATCGGTGCCGGACCAGACGTAGGGGCTTGGCAGGCCGCGGGCGGCGTATCCGAGGCCGTTGTATTCTTCGAGAAGCGTCAACGCTCCTGCCGGCGTCCAGTCTCGCCAGCGCGCCGCGAATGGGTGGCAGTTGGCCAGCGCATCGACCGCGCCATCCTCCCACATCTTGAACGGACCCCGGCCCTTCGGGACATGCACGGAAACCTTGTTTAGAGGATCGCCTTGGCCTAACTGTGTATCCCATCGCTGCGAGGCTTCGCGCTCATGGATGACGGCGATGATGAACCACGGCACGCCGGTCTGCGCCTGAACAACCTGATAGCGTTTCTTGGCCGCGACCAGCCGCTTGGCAATCTGCGCGAGCTCCGGCCCGCGCGTGATCTTGGCGAGGCTCCACCGTTGCCGGTTCTTGATCTTGAGAGCTTCGACGCTGACGCTCATGGGTCAATGTGCCTCTTGCACGAGGGGCGCAGGTTTTCGCGGTTGGCGACCATGCAAGCGATGATAGCTTCGCGGCCCTGGGGGATCGCTTTTTTGCAATGGGTCAGCGCGTCAGCTGTGCAGTCGCGCCGGATTTGCTTTTCTGATGCAGCGAGTGCAGGCGAGACGGTGACCGTGAGGGCGATTGCCGCAAGCAGTGCGGTTGCCTGAACCCTCATCGACGTAGCGCCACATAAGCGAACGCCGCCCACAACACCCAATGCGGATGATCTTCAACGAACTTGACCGTTCGCCAGTAGCCCTCAGTCAGCAAATCCCATGCGTAGCGAGCACAGTCTTTGAGTTTCATGAACCAGACTCCGGGGGTTTGAAGCAGTAAACGATGTCGCCGGCCTCTGGCCGCGTGGCGCAGACGTGCGCTTGCCGTCCTGCGTGATTTCGTTTTTCAAGATGAGATGGTCTGGGACCGCGATCCACTTGCGGTCCTCACGGCGCAACGCGAACCACGTCCCGCCCTTGAACTGCGCTTCCGTGGGGTAGCAGTCCCATGAGCTACAGCATGAAGTTCCCGTGTCGGGCCGCTTCCAGTCCGTGTAGATGTCGTGAGCTTGTGCGGGCAATAAAAAAGCCGCTACGATGGCGGCAGAGACGAGCAGTCTCATCTAAGCGTTATCCGCGCCACGCTGCGCTAAGGATCATGTAAGCCTCAGTGCCGTTGAACTGCTGGTTCGACGAACCACCCGTGGTCGGCGTCGATTCCAGAGAGGTTATGACGTTGATGCCGAGCGCAGGCGGCGCCTGATACGAACATGGCAACGTCGCGGCAACGGTGCTGACGTTGGTTTGCCATGTCCAACGGGCCTGCAATCCGCTTGCCGCCGTCGTTGAATTGTAGCCGATGCCCAGCAAGAACCCAGCGGCGGACGTTCCGCTTGATACCGATTGCACAAACCCAAGATTGTACTCTTCTTCCGCAAGCCCCGCGAAAATCGTCAGAGAGTTGGCAGACGATCCATTCGATGCGCGGACAGTGGCGCTGTTGTAATTCCAGCTTGTCGTAGAGTCGCCAGCCTTAAGAATAATCGGGGCTCGGTTGTACGCATTCCAGATACCGAATTTCCGAGACTGCCCCCACGAGCGATAGCAACTCACTTGACCGTTGGTGCCATCGACGAACATAGACCCGACATAGGTTGCCTGGTTGGCGGCAACCGTCGTTGTCGTCGTGCCGTTGCCATAGCGAATGGTCATAGAAGCGGCATTGGTCAGAATACCGTTGAGGCGCGATAGAGCAGCGCCGCCCGTGCTGGTGCCTCGCGCGCATGAACCAGCCGTGATCGAACCGGCGGTTCCAGCAGACCATGAAGGCCCGGTCCCGAGTGTCGCAACGCCGTTCAGGCTGAAAATGTAGAAGTCATAGATATTGCTGGCGACGTGGCTCGACGTAAGCGTGAGCTGCAATTCTGTAACAATGCTTGTCGGGATAAAGGAAGTCCCGTTGTAGATCGGGACCAGAACGCCGACGTATGGCGTGTAGTAGACCGTCGTTGCCGCCGTTACGTCGCCTGTGATGATCGGCGTTCCGCTGGTTAGCGTGAGATAGCCCTGCGGGGGCGGAATAACTGCGGCTGCCGTGGACGCATTAACCGCCGTCCAGACCGCCGTACTCGTCGATCCAGTCGTCGTGCAGACGTAGAGAATGTTATTGGCGTAATCCCAATACGCTGACGCCAGGATCGTGGCCGAACCAGCAGAGCCAGCGACAGAGCCGTTCGGGCTGCCGTTGCCGGATTTGAATTGCGCCGCCGCGCTGTAGTCGGACGTATAAACCGGGTCTTGCGTCCAGATCGGAGCCGTGGGCGGGTCGGTATCGTCAGCCGGCGCGAGGATGACCTTGTAGGCAAGGTTCTGGAGAAAGATCGCGTTCGGAAAACGGCCCGCGCTGTCCAGCACAACCGGGTTCGTGTTGGCGTGCGAGATGTTCAGGTCGGGATCGTTGTAGGTGTCCAGTTTGGTGGACGTGCCCGAGGCATAGAAGAACAGCTTGCCGCCGGGGTACGGGGCGCCCGCCGCGTCAACCGGCGTTTCGAGCGGAAGGACAAATCGGTTCGGCATATCAATGGTTTCCGCGCAATAAAAAAGCCCCGCGAAATGCAGGGTTGTGGTAGAATTGTGGATGCGAATTTATTTAGCGGCGGCTATTCTCTGCACCAATTCGCCGTGGTCATTGTGGCTTATCCTCATCGGCGCGGCTTGGTTCTACGCTCGCAGCAGCGCCCATTCTCGGCGCTCCCCTGGAGGCGGCGACCTTTTCAACGAGGCCGTCCGTGATGTTTCTCATGCTGGACATAAGTTTGAAATTCCGAGCAACGGCCCGAACGCCCTGCATGACTTGTTCCGGGTCAGATGATGTCAGCTTCTCCGCAACTCTTCGGGCTACCGTCTGATCGAAATATTTCATTCCTGGTCGAATAAGAAGGGACGAGAAAATAGCACTTGGCGTTTTGAAGTCGTCCATCGCATAGCCAGCCCCGCCAGCAACGCCGCCAGCCGCCCCAAGCTCCACGAGCTTTCGCGTCGTGTCTGATCCGCCAAGCGTCCGACGCAGTTTATCCATCACGGCTTCTGTCTTGAGGAACGTCTCAAGCTGAGCTGCCTTGTCTGTCCCTAGCGCAGCCACAATCTTGCGCTTCGATTCTGGCGACTCCACAAAGGCTCTGTTTACAACGTCAACGGACGGGCCAAGGCTGCGGAATTTCCTGGCAAGTTCGTCTGAGAAACCATACGCGAACAACTCTCGCTCTTGTCGCGTGACCTTGCTACTGTTCAGTAGTTTTTGCGCCTCGTAGACATCAGAGTTGGAGCCGATAAACTTTTTGCCGGCTTCTAGCATATTGTCCGCGTCAAAGAACTTTGCGGCGCCGGCACGCGCGTCCTTCAGTTCTGGCGCAAGACTGTCCAAATGATTCTTGAGGGCGCCGACGACTTCCTTAAGATCACCAGCCTCTGCTGTTCGGCCCTTCCGGTAAAGCTCACTTACGGTATCGCGGGAATACTTATAGACCTGTTCCCAAAACTGAGAACTCGGCTTCATTTCTGGATTGGTCAGCCTTGCTTCACCATCCACGAACTTGATCGGCGGCTCCTTAAGTGGTGCAATTCCTTCCTTGGCGAAGTTTCCTTTGACGCCTCGCAATACCTTAGTGGCAGCGTCCTGCACGTCAGGATGTTGCAGGAATTGCTTAAACCCTTCGTCCCACATTCCGCCAGGATGTCGCATTGCAGCGGCTTGATGCGCCGCCTTATAAGCTTCCCCGTTCGTGGCAGCCGCGACCCGCTCGACGGTATCCTGTAAACGAGTGGTGCTGAGATCACCGCCATAAAGGTTCTGCACAAAATTGGATGCGCGCTCGTTCTGTGTACGAAAACGCGCATTCGCAATGGACTCAGTTAGGCCCCTTGCTTCAGGGGATACGTTGCCGGATACGCGCAGCAGCGATCTGCTATTGTCCCCAAGCAAATCGGAGTTGACAACTCCCTGACCATTAAGAGCCGCAGCGCGTTGCTCTTGTGGCGTTAATGCAATCCCGCCGTTATTGAAGTCCGCGATGGCGCTGTTACCAACCCGGCGATTTGCCTCGCCCTCAACATCCATCCAGCCGCGAGCCGTTCTGACGGGATTGCCGAGAAGATGCCCGCCAATCTTGAAGGGGGCCTTGGCCGCCTCAATAGCTCCGGGGGCAAGCAATCCAACAGCGCCACCAACGCCAGCACCCACGCCAGCGCCAACCGCACGCCCGGTCGCGCCTTCGCCCTCGCCAGCCCCAGCCAGAGCGCCATAGGTCGCGCCAACCTTTGCGCCGTGGATGGACCGCGCCTTGAATGCCGCAAGAGCTTCACCGAGCCTGCCAGCCCCGCGCGCCGCTGCCTCGGCCACGGCTTCTGCCGTCTTTGCCTTTCCAAATGGCAACGGAGTCGCCACCCCACCGACCAAATCACCAGTCAAGGACGCACCGGGATTTTGTTCCGCGTCGATCTTTAACAGTTCGTTGCGGCGATTTTTTTCTTCAGTATAGGCGTCCGTTGCGCTGGTCCCGGAATGGATGGCAAGATAGGGGGCCGTTGCCTCATAGCCCATGCGCCCAAGCCCAAGCAAAACGGCGGGGGCCGAACCGATTTCGGCGTCAGTTTTCGGCGGGAACCCCCCAGCCGCAGCGGCGCCGCGCAATTCATCGCTAAAGTTGGCCGTTGCGCCGTGCCCAAGATGGCGGAAGAAAGACGCCGACGAATCGACGGAGGAGGCGTCTTTGTCGAACTTTATGCGCGCCACGGAATTAACGGTGCGTTTGGCGGCGCGCTCGGCCGGCTCTGGCGAATATCCGTCAAGTGTATCCAAGGCAGACGCGGAATGGCCGGGTCTGATGGGACGAACCACAATCTCAGGGCGCGATGGCGCGGCTTCTTGCTGACCATCCAACGCCCCCAAAGTCTCCGCAGCCATCCCCATCTCTATAAGCCCTCGTCAAGTCCATGTTGGTTAATCCATTCGATCTGTGTCCGCAAAGACTCAAGCGCCTTCTTTCCGGCCGTAGTTTTTCCCATTCGTTCCTTAAGCCCCGTCTGTTCATCTTTTGGCAGGCGCATAAATAAGAACGCGCCGGGGCCTACGTTCTTGTTCCACTCAGCGGCAAACCCATCGAGCGTTTTGTGGTGTTCTCGGTAAATGGTGGCCGCCTGAAAGCGGGATTGCTTGTAATCCTCCGGAGCCATCATTTGTGAGGTAACAAGCTTAAGGCCCTTCTCGCTCATTTCGGCATTCGGCAATTGCTCTTGGATCATCCGATACTCAACTGCGGCCTTGCCCTGCACATCTTTGAGGGTTGCCCGCGTGAGCTGGCCTGCGTTTTTCTGCACCGCTTCAAATGCCGCTATTGGATCGGTATAGTCCTTAGCGATTTTTTCAATCCCTGGGATGGTCTGCCCTGCGGCCTGTAGCCACTGCTTAGCAAAGCCAGCGATGTTTGCGCCCTTGCCGGTCGGCAACCGCGAAGCGTCATCAATCAAATTATGCAGGAGATATTTAATTCCAGATGCGTTGCCGGCTTCCGTTTTGTACGTCTCAAGCTCTTTTGCCAAATCTCCTGCAACGGCTTCCTGCTCTTTAACCTGGCCAGGAGTCATCCGGGCTGGAATAGACCCAACGGGGCCGAGCTTGACCGGAGGCATTGTAGTAGTCGGCATTCCGCCGTTTGGCGCCGCGCTGCCGTTCCGGCCAAGAACACCGAGCCTAGTTTGCACATCCTCCGTATTCGGGATGGAGTGCGGCTGTGTCGCGTCTGCCGGCGAAAGACCGGCGGCAATGTGCGGGGTTACAAGTTTAAGCCGCTCATTCGGGTCTGAAATAGCATACGCCCGATTTCGTGCCGCCTCTTTCTGGAGATCGCTTCCCGGCATTAATTTTACACCGGCATCAACGGCCCCATGCCACACGTCATCATTCTTTGGGTCTACAGCGACGGCTTGTGCATGTTGAGCACGAAGTTCAACGTACTTCCTTTCAACGTCAGCTTTAGCGCCCTGTGTTTCAACGCCAATCTTGCCGGTTTCAGCAACGTTCTTGCCGGCGGATGTTAGATGGCTGAAGCTTTCGGGGGAAACGCGACCTGGAGTAACGTTATATGCGCGTTCCCGCTCTGCCATCGTTTGCAATGTGTTTCCGACAGACGGATCGAGGCCCTTCTGAATGGCCCCCGTATAGTCGGTCGGGTTGCCCTTCAGATAGTCGAAGCCCTGAAGCTTGCGCGCCTCTTGCTGAGCCTGAAGGCCGTACAAACCAGCGTGGGCCTTGGCCAAGTCAATCTGGGCAATCGCGCTCAGCGTCTTGGTCAGGTCAAGCGGCTGGGCTGGCTGGCCCGCACTGACGGTAGCAGCGAGTGAATTATTGATCTCAGCCATTAGTAAATCGCTCCAAGCGATCCGCCAGTTCCGCCAATGTTCCCCGGATTCAATCCTAACGGCTGCTGACCGGATGGGGCATATGAACTGCGGTTAATCGCGTTATAGATCAGCGAGTTTCCGACCGCTCCATTCACGGCATTAGATGCCCCGGTCAATCCGCCAGAATAAGCATTCGCCTGACCGACAATACCGGAGGCCGTCGCCTGTCCCTGCCCCTGGATTGAATTAGACATTTGCCCGGAAAAGTTCGCGGCGTTGTTGGCCTGACCGCTCGTCAATGACGCAAGGTTGCTTCCATAATTGTTCGCTGAGTTTTGGCCGATCTGGGACAGTGACAGAAGCCGGTTGTAATAGTTTCCGAACTGTTGACTAGCCAAACCCTGATTGAACTGCATGGCGTCCTTGAGTGCGCCGCCAGACAGATTCAGGCCCTTGGCATTGTTCGCGCGCTCCAGCGCAAGATTGCCCTGCTGCGAAGCGAATTGAAAATCAGGCGAGTTGGTAAACTGGCTGAAGTCCTGCGGATGCCCGGTCGATCCGTCCTGGCCGATGCCGTATAGGCTCCCCAGCGTGTAGGTCGCGCCTTTTCCAACATCCAAATATGGCTTGTATGTATCCCCAATGGTGGTCTTTGCGCCCTCGTAGTTCTGCTGCGACTTGTCAAACATCTCGCGTTGCAGGGCCAACGAGTTCGCCGCCGCATTGGCCTGAACGCTGGAGGCGTGGCCGGCAGCGTTCGCGCCAATTGCCGCAGAGCCAAGCGCAGCCGCGCCGCCTAGCGCGCCAGCGCCAAGGATCGCGCCCCCGACAGTGATTGATCCAACGAATGCCATTTAATCGCGCCCTATCAATTTCTGCTGCTCGACAAAATCGAGGTATTCCTGCTCGCTTCCCGCAGTAAAAAACTGCTCGATCACGTCAGGGTCGGTTTCGTCGGTTGATAAAATCGTCGTCCAAACGCAATCGGTGAAAGCGTAGGCAACGCGCTTTGTCCCTGGAGGCGACACAACCGTGAACGGCGCGGAAACCCGCTTCATGCCATCATCGGTCAACACAGCCATCTCGCCGGCTGAAAGAATGTTTAGGTTTTCGTATTTATGAATGCGTCCGGTCAGGATAGCACCAGCGGGGATGTGAAGTTCCCTCGCGTAGATTCCCGGCGAGAAATGATGCTTCACAACCGGGTCAAGCTGCGGATGCTTCAATATCTCCGCTTCGATGATGTTGACCTTATCCCGAACTGACATCGGTTCGGCTTCGACCAAGCTCATCGCAGAACAAATCCACCGGCTGCCGCATCGAGAGAATCGACATAGGTCAGGAAATACTGCCGCCCTGACGTAATATCTCCATTCCCGGCCTGGGTGCCGCCGTTGCTCTTGTAGACCTTCAATTCGGCCAGCGTTCCGTTTGCTGTAACAACCTTCGCCGTAACGCTTCCGGTCGTAGATGCATCAGCAACGAAGCCGTATGTCTCATACGAAACGTATTGATCAACCTGCGGCTGAACGTCGAGCAGCGTCAGAGTTATGACGTTGGAAGTCGTGCTCGGGTTGCACGGCATCGTCCGGTTCATATTGACGATGTAATTGTGCATCTGCTGTAGCGCGAGACGCCCGTTGTTCGTCAGTTTCCCATCGTCGTCAACGAACGGCAGTCCAACCGAAGGCGCGACAATCGGATGGTTTTGTGCCGCCGCTGGTATCGTCACATGCCCTCCGACAAATCAGCATGAGCCGCGATGATCGTTCGGCGCACAGGATCGCTGATCGTGACCCGCAGAACCCGGTTACGAAATTGACCAAGCCGGCGCCAGAACACGCGCGTCAGGTACTCGCCGATCTTGCCCATGCCGTGCCAGAGCTGCGGCGATTTGAATGTCCTGCCGCCATCGTCGGACCAGTCGAGCATGACCTGGGGGTTTGCCCCCTGTCCGGTCGTTGTCCCGACGCCCTGCTCCAAGTCCAACTCGAATCGAGACATGAAGATGCGCTTGCGGTCGTTGTTGATGATGGGCGTAATCATCAACCCCTGAATGGTGTTTCCAAACTCGGTATAGATCGCGTCGTTGACGTAGCCGATCTGACCCGAATAGGCGTCACCCACCAAAATCTTGTTGTAGACGTTGACCGCGCACACCCCACGCCAGCGGCCATACGAGTTGTAGTTGATGTCCCAGGACTCGCGCTCGTGCCACAGGCCCGTGGAAATATCGTAGACCCAAGTGGCATTCGCAGTCGGGAACGTGACGACGATGAACTTGTGGCCATCGAACGTGTACGAGAATGTAAAGCAATCCGAGACAAACGTGTAATTCTGCCAGGCATCATCAATCGCGTGAGTACTGACACGGCGCGGGATCGTTCCATCTAGGCGATAGAACACCCGATCATCCCCGAGGAAGAATACCGAATTGTCCTCCTTCACCGGGGACATAGCCGCAGCGCAGCCGCGCTCAACCGTGCCGCCGTCAATCCGCTGAAACGGGAAATTGACGGTTCCTGCGTCGTACCAAGTCTCAATCGTCGTCTGGCCGAAGATCAGCAGATTTTCCTGCTGATTGACGATTGCGACAACATAGTCTGGCGAAACCTCTGCGGACGCGAAATCCGTCCCGCTATAAGTCAGCCCGTCGAGCGATGCTGAGATAAAGAACTTGTTCGTGCCGTCCCACGCCATCACGAAATAATTGTCGAAGAACGTCCCCGACGACGAGGCGTGGAAATTGCTGCTGGTAATGATTTGGAACCCACCGGCCACGGTATAGATGTATCCGAAAGTCCCATTCAGAATCAGAAGCTGCGTGCCATTGTCGGTCATGCTGACCGTACCGGCCCCACTCACCGAGCCGCCAAGGACTGTTGAAACTCCCGCACTCGACACGCTGTAGAGCAACTGGCCGGATACGACGTAAAGAACGCCGCCCATGACATGCGCGCCCCGGATCGGACCTGTCCCGCACGTCGCAAATAGGGACAGACCCGGCACACCAAACACAGCAACTTGCGTCTTGGCGTCCGGCGGCTCCCGCTCTGCATAAACATTGACGGCGCGTTCGGACGACAGAGGCAGAGACTTGGAGCGATATGAATTTGTTGCAAATTGAATAATCATCCGCGCAACCTCGTCTGACCATTCGCCAAGCGATAAGCCCAACAAAGGTGGTGACCAAACTGGTTAGCCACTTCTTTTTTGGGAATACCGCGATCAAGAAGCTCGCGCGCAGACTGCACTTCGCTTGCAGTGGCCTTAGCCTTGGCGTTTCGCTCGCCAAAAACTGGAATGCGACCCAAACACTCGAATGAATGCTTTACATTTTGAGACTTGGTCAAATACTCCAAGTTCTCAGGACGGTTACAGGAGCGGACGCCGTTCTTATGATTAACTTCGGTGAAGTCAGGTTGCGGGCCAATGAAAGCCCATGCCACCAATCTGTGGACACCAATCGTTTTTGCGCGGCCTTCCTTGCAAAGACCTACGGCAAAATACCCGCAGGTCTCTTGTTTTTTCAGTAAACGATTTTTACCGACTCTCTTGACGTTCCCAAGATTAGAGACCTCATACAAACCAACATAGTTTGGGATCGGAAGCCATTTTTCTGTAATCACGGACCAGTCTGATCCGTGTTATAGCCGAACAGATACGACTCTGGCTCACGATCCCAACCGGCAACCAAATCCATCGCGGCGCCGGCCTGCTCTTTCAGCATAGCGTATCGAGTTGGCGGGCAGTCGTATTCCGGCGCCATCTTGTAGGCGAGCGCCCAGACCAGAGCGTCCAGCCACTCTTGCGGCAAGTCTGGCGTGTTGGCAGCCGTGGTGAATTGCTCGATCTGCCGCCACCATGTGAACTTGATAGCGGAATAGACATTCACCGGGGCGGGCCAGATGTACATGATGCCCTGGGTGTTCGCGCCGCCCCTCGGATCGTAGAAAACCTGCGTCGGAACGCCCTGGTTCGTCTTGTTCGGCAGGTTGCGGTAGTCGATACGAGCGATAATCTGCATCGGCGTGTCGATAGCGCCCTCAAAGGCATATCGACGGGTCGATACAACGCGGAGCGGGCGGGTAATCCCGGTCTGATAGACGAACACCGCCGTCCCGTTCGCCGCATCGTCCGTCAGCGCAGCATCCAACGTGATAACTGAGCCTGACGCAGCGCCGTTCTGCGTCGTCCAGAAAATATCGCCGTTGTCGAGAATGATACCTACGTTGTAGCCGTAACCGAATCCGTCCGTGTCCTCAACTGTGATCGAGGTATCACCAGACGACGCAGCAGCCGCCAACGTGGAAGCCGTGTAGCTTTCCGTCGCGTGATCGGTCGTGGTGCCGCCGAGCGTGTAAGCAATCTGTCCCGGTTGCAGGAACAGCGTTGCTTCGGTTTCCGTCCAGATGTGCAGGCCCGTGGCGTTCAGGGCCTTCACAATCATATTGAGTTGCTGCGTTGCGTCTTGAACAGTCTGTTGGTCCGGCGTCTCGCCAGCCGAAATCGCGCCGATCTTCCGCAGGGAAGCCCGCACGATCTCGTTCGTATTCATCGTGAACGAAATTTCGCCGGATGTGGTCATTCAGGCTGTCCGAAGGCGTTGATGCCGTTGTTCTGCGGCGAGATCGCCGACTTGTTCGTCAAGTCGTTATTGATAGACGCGGGCCACGGCACCGGGTCGTTAATGCGGAGCTGCGTGCTGTTTTCGACTCTAAGAATGAATGTCTGGAGCAGCGCAGACGGGCCGCCGGCATCAAGCGCCAATTCGATTTGGTCGCCTGGATACATCCGGGCCGTTTCGTTGACGTTGATGACAAGATCGCCAACCGCTGCGGCTACCGTGATGAAAGTATGCAGCGGGCCGTCGTAAGCATCCACAGAACGTGGACGCGGCAGCGGTACGTTCTGATCGTCAGTGACGCCCTTGACGAAATCCTGCGGCTGGCGCGCCTCCCATCGAGCGCGATCAACAATCAATCCCGTCCATTCCTGGCGCGTCTTTCGCGCACGCACCTTGAATCCCGTGCGGTCGTCGATGCGGTAGAAATCCCCCATCACGTAGTGCTTGTCATCCGCCATTGTTCGGATTCCCAAGCCAGAGCGATGCGGGCAGACCGTTTTGCGACGGGATCAACAGCGGCGCGCGATTTGTTGGAGGCGGCGGGATTGGATAAACGTCATTCGCTTGCCCAATTCCCGCGACTCCGATCAGAAGCACACCCGGAGCAACTGAAACCGTCCCGACTTGGCCGATACCGGAAACGCCAGACAAAGAGATGCTGCCGGCGGGCGTCACCGTTCCCGGCAGGCCAACACCGGCCACGCCGGAAATGCTGCTGCTTGTCGTTGTCAGCGAGCCGGCCTGGCCGGTTCCCGCTACACCGGAAAGAACACCAGCGGGATTCGCTTTTACCGTACCGGCAGAGCCAGTCGCCGCTACGCCAGTGGGCGTTGCTCCGACCTGAGCGGTCGCCGTGCCAGCCGAACCCGTGCCGGACACGCCAACAAGGGTGGCGCCCGCAACCGGCGTATAAACAATGACGATGATGCCCTGGCCGCCAGTGCCAGGCGTTGCAGAACCAGAGGCGCCGCCGCCGCCACCGCCGTAGAGGCCGCCGGCCCCGCCGTTGGCGCTGTTGTAGCCCGCGCCACCACCACCGCCGCCTGCGCCAGCCGTTCCGCCAGCCGTCGCCGTCCATTCAGCCGCGCCGGTCGATCCAGCAGCGCCGATGCCGCCAGTCCCCACGCCAGACGAACCGCCACCACCGCCACCTGAACCGTTGGTTGATGCGCTGCCTGCCGACCCCGCGCCAGAGCCGCCAGCACCGCCAGCCGTTCCGGTCGGTCCCGTCCCGCCAGCACCACCGCCCGAACCGCTGCCAGCAGTGCCCACGGTTGACGATCCTGCGTTAGCGCCGCCGCCGCCACCGCCGGGATTGCCGCTGGTCGCGCCACCAGCCTTGCCAACCCCATCCTTACCGGCTGCGCCGCCGCCGCCACCACCGCCGCCATTACCCGATACGGCCCAACCGTTGCCCCCGTTGCCGCCGGCATATTTGGTCGTACCGACTGCGCCGGTCGTGGTCCCAGTTCCGCCGGTGCCGTTGGTCGCGCCGGCTGGGCCGCCCTTCGCCCCTACGCTAGATGCTGCGAGGCTCGCCCCGTTGAACCAAGTATCACCGCCGGCTGTTACGGCACCGCCGCCAGCGCCGACCGTGTAGTCAATGGAAGCGCCAGGCGAGAGAGACAGGTTCGATACAATCGAACATCCGCCACCCGCGCCACCGCCACCGCCGTTTCCTCCCGCTGCGCCACCACCACCACCCGCGATCGCATAAATGGTATTGGTCGAGGTGAAGTCACTAGGGACTGTCCACGTACCGGCGCCGGTCGTGGTGAGGAAAACAACCTTGTCAGCCATTTAGGCTTAGGCGATGCGCAGGATGGCGTTGGATGCATCAGCCGTTGGCATGACAACCGTGAACGTGCCGGCTGTGACCGTCTGCGTACCGCCGAAGTCGCCCGTGTACACGGAGCGGTTCGAGCTTGACGAGTTGTAGATCATGCAAGCCGTGGTCGAGAACGTGGCGCTGGTCCACGACGGATTCGGCGAGAACGTCCAGTAAGCCGTGGTGCCGCTCGTGGTCGGCGTGACGTTGGTTAGCGTCGTGCCACCCGCCGAATATCCCGTACCAGACACCTCATCGGAGTTGCCGGTGATGTTGGAATAGTTGGTGGACGCAGCGCCATACGTTCCAGCCGGGCCGACCTTAATCAGCGCCATCTTGAACGTGTTGCCGGTCGATGCCGTGAAATTGTGAAGCGCCTGCGCCAGTTCAGACTTGGCGCTTGTGCAAAATGCAGTCGTGGTTCCAGCCATAGCTAAAGTCCTTTGGCGTCGAGCGCCCAGCTCCGCTCGATGTTCGCGGCGTCAATGAAATTCTGTTTGATGATGTTTCGGACGACTGCCTGCACGTCCGACAATGCGAAATGGGATGCGAACGGCGTGGAGGCCGACGCACCCGTCACCGCTGAAATTGCGGGATCAAGAAAGCCATCCACATGAAACGGTGCATGACGGAGCGTGACATCGCCGCTCTTGACTGATGCTCGCTCGGCTGCGCCCACCTGACCGAAAATAGGTTCAAGCGCATCGGCTAACGCAATGGCAAAACGCGGCTTGGCCTTCCTGGCAGAAGCGGCAATATCGCTGTCCGACAGTTCATCAACCTGAACCAGATCGGCGATCTTGTTGCCCGTTAGAGCGGCCCACTTGTCCGGCGGATGAGGGCCACCGTTGGTGACAAGAAAGTTAACCATTAGGCCCCCTTGATGCATTCAAGGCTCATGGAGAACATCGCCGTGACAATGTTCGAACCCTGCGTAACCGCAGCATTGGGATATGTCGTTAGAACGATGTCGCCGGTTGAGCCAGTCCCCTTGGGGTTGATGAGGCCCTGGGTGTCCTTGAGATTGTAATGGCCATAACCAGTGAGGTTGATCGCATCGGCGTCTGTGGTTTGATCCCACTGCAACCGGGCCGCACAGTTCGTGAAGTTGTAGACGATTTTCCGAACCTTGAAGCTGGTTGTTGGCGTATAAGACGCTCCGGTTGCAATGAGCGTGGCAACGGTGCCATCCGACGTGTAAGCCGTCGTGGTGGACGTATCGACGCCAACAACGTGCAGGATGAGATTGCGCGGCCCGTTTTCCAGAACCGAGTAGGTGAAAGTCATAGCCATTTGAGTTTGGTCCTATGAAAAAGGGGCAGCCCCGTAGGACTGCCCCCGTTCTTGGTGCTGAAAAAACTGCTTAGAGGTTGGTCATCTCGTTGCCCGCGCCAGAGGCCGCAGCCGCCGGAGCGTTGTTCCAGATGATGCCGCGGGCGTTGCTGTCCCAAACGCCGGATGTGCCGCCGTCCGTGAAGAACGACGTGTCCTTGAGGACAATCGCGCCCTGCGAAATCGCCGGGATCGAGAACACCGAAGTCTGGGTGATCGACTTGTTGCTAGACTTCGCAAAGAACTGGCAGCGCGTCATCTGCAACGTGCGGTCGATGCCGTTGGTGCCAACCGTGACAGTGGCAAAGCCGGCGTTGCTCAGATACGCATCGAACACGCAATCCTCGAAGGTGTTGCGCGATGCCGAGGTGGTCAGCGACAGCGCCGTGCAGTTCTGATCGACGCTGATGGTGTCCTGACCGATGGTGCAGTGAGTGAAGATGTTCTCAGAACCCGCCGCGATCTTGAGGGACGCCGCGCCAGCCGCAACCTGAGTCGCATTGCCGATGCCGGCGAACGTGACGTTGTTGAAGGCGTTCCGCTGCCCGGTGACCTGGCAGGCCACCAGAGAGGTGGCGTCAGCAACACCCTGGAAGATCGAGAAGTTGGCGAAATAGCAGCCGTTCGCCGTGATGTTCACCAGTGGGCTGATGCCGGTCGCGGTCGAAAGCTGTGCGATGCGGGCGCGCTGGCTGAACTGCGACGGAGCGCAGACGCCGACCAGATGGGTCAGGTCTTTGTTCCACGTCAGGGTGGCCGACTGATAGTCGGTCGTGCTGGCCGCCGTGTTGCTCTCGGCAATGAGATAGATCACGTCGTTGTTGTTCGCGGTCGCCAAGGTCAGCGCGCGGGAAACCGTCTTGAGCGCGGAGCTTGGGCTGTTGCCGGAATTGCCGTCAGCGCCCGAGCTCGGCTTGACGAACCAGGCATTGCCAGTGAACGGCAGACCGCCGACGCCGGGGAGGACGGGCACGCCAAAGGACGTGATGCCGTGCGGGAAATTGGTAAGACCCATTGAAATTCTCCGAATCGTGAGCGCCCAGCGGAATTGAACCGCTGCTTACCCGTCAGGGACGCAATGTGGATTGTGGTTGAAAAAATCCCGGCGGCCATTTGCGACCGCCGGGGGCAGTGTGGACTTAGACGCCGGGGGTTCCGTACACGCCGCGCCAATCCGACCAGCCGAACGAGTACCGCTCGTAGCAAGCGGCCTTGGCGTTCTTGGTGTCGAAGTCGTTGTCTTGATCGAACATCACGGCATCGCGCTCATACTGCTTCATGCTCGTGGGCGCGTTCGTGCGGATGAACCAAGCAGTCGCGCTGCTGAAATAGTGGTTCATCTTGATCCCTTTCGGGAACACGTTCGTGGCCTTGAGCACGTTGATGTTGTTCTCAGCCGTGTTGGACTGGAGAACAGACTTGAGCACGCGGTTCGTCTCGTACCACTGAGACGGACTGACGTGGATCGACTGAGGCATCAGGTTGATCTTGAGTCCGCGGTTGTTGACGGCCTGCATGATCTGCACCGTCAAATCCTCGATGGACGACTCCGAAATATCGGCGGCGTTCGTCAAGAGATTCGACTGGCTCCCGGAGAGCGACGGGTGATCGCTGGCGATCATCGTCTTGCCGTCGCCGCCGACATAACCCGCCGTGAAGGCACGGTTATAGACGTTGGCGCCGACGTTCTCCTTGGTCTGACGCATCGAGAAAGCGAGCTGCTTCGCGCGCCGCTTCGACACGACCTCATAGAGATCGTCCCGCAGTTCCTCGAAGGTCACGATGTAGCCAAGCGCATACGCGACGTGCGTGTAGCGCGTGACGGAGCCCTGCGACTCGGTATCGTAGTTGATCGCCGTGCCTTGGTTCTTGACCGGAGCCAAGCCAAAGCCGGTGATTTCCACGTCCTCCTCGTAGGCTTTGTCGGACGTTTCTTTGTCGAACAGATCGACGTACTCTTCTTGGTGTTCCGCATACGAGCGGCCCCACCATTCCTTGATCCCAGGCCAGAGGGCTTTCGGATGTGCGCCAGTTGTAATGACAGCCATGTGCTACATCCTCCCTTAGATGCCGGTCGTGTTGGTGTAGGACGACAGGTTCGGACGAACGAGCCACTTGGCGTAAGAACTGCCGAGAGTGTTGTCCGCTTCCTGAAGGCCGCCGACGATACGCATCTGGAGGGTCGCGCCCGTCCCGATGGTGCTGGAGTCGAGCATCCAGCCTGACCAGCCAGTCGCGGTCGAACCCGCGCCAGCAACCAGATCGATGTTCTTCGTGCCGGCGGTCGCTACAGTGATCGCGCCGCCGACCGAATCCTCCTGCGCCCAAAAGAGCAGGTTCGGATCGTCAGCAACCAGGATGTACTGAGCGGTGGACGCCGGGTGGTAGATCGGCAGGCCCTGAGTGACAGCCACAACCGGATCGCCGCCGTCAACGATACCAACCATCGCACCGATGATGTAGTTGGTGGCGCCGGCAGTGGCGGTCTGAACGACGGGAATGCCGTTCGCGTCGGACGCGCCAGTCGCAATCAGCGGCTGGCCGAGATAGAGCGCGGTCGCATACGTGGACGGAACATAGTAGATGTTCGCGGACCCGTTATACGGCGCACCCGACGTATACTTGTAGGGGACGAGGCCCCTAGGAGTATTCGAGTTAGCCATGAAAAATTCTCATGAAAATGCGCGCCGGCTTTTGGCCAGCGGCGTGAAAAGGATTTGTGAAATGGCTTAGCCGTGCTTGATGCTGATGCCCTGTGCGGGCACGTAGCGGCCATCGCCTTCTTGACTCTCCAATGCGCCTCGGCGCATGGCATCTTCCTTCGCGTCAACCTGCTTCTGTTGCGCGGCCATATCTTCCTTGTACCATTCCTCGGGTATTTCCATCAGAAACCCATGAAGCGGGCCGCCGCTTGGTGCGGTCCCTACGATCATGCTGACATTCTTTCCTTCATTGTCCTTGACGTGCGCGTAGCCCGCCTCCCCGGCTCGCTCGATGCGGCCAGGAACATCGTTGAACCAGTGCCGGTGATAACCGGGACGGGTCGGATAATTCATCTTCTGCTCAAGCGTGCCGAATGGCTTGCGCTTGGGACGTGGCGGATGAGACGCGAGCGCCTCGCTGTCGGCCATCATCGTTTCCATTGCCTGAGCAATAGCAGGCGGCGCAGACGCTACCGCCTCATGATATTTCGGGGGGCGGCCTGGACCGCGCTTGATTTCCTGTTCCATGTTTCCTCAATCGTTCCAGTCGTAGTCTTTGACGTACTTGTCGCGCGTGTAGCCCGGAATGGTCCGCACGAACTTGTCGCAAGCCTTCTTGGCTTCCGCCGGCAGATCGTCGTAGGTCTTGCCGGTCTTGCGCTG